TATGTGCATATTTAGTCAGAGGAATTGTAGCCGTTCTTAAATTTGTAAATAAAATAGGTAAACCTTAGTAGGGGAGGAAATGATTCCGTCATTTCCACGTCAATGGTCACCACGTTCAGTCCGGCCCATTGAAATTGGAATCGGACTCAAGATGGTCCCACCCGCAGAAAGGGGCAAGTGGCTCCGTAGGGCGCTGGACGGCGCAGGGCCTACATATATAAAGGTGGGTCAGTTCATCAGTAACCGCCCGGACATTTTCGGAAAGGAATTCTCACAGGACCTGGCACCCCTACGAGACAACGTGTCCCCAGTTGATTTTTCTGAATTTCAATCTAAAATTCCAAAAGAGGTCACAAACGTCGATCCGGTTCCGATAGCGTCCGCGTCCATAGCCCAAGTTCATCGAGGAAAATTGAAGAATAAGAATATTGTTTTAAAATTCAAGAGACCCGGAATTGAGGCACAGATTAAAGAAGACCTAGACCTGATCCGAAATGGTACGAGCCTCTTGTCCCTGATCCCCAATTTCGGGCTCGAAGCCGTCAAGCCATGGCTCAAGGAGTTTGAACAGGGTCTACTGGCCGAGCTTGATTTTAAAAGGGAAATCAGGAACATAGCCCTGTTCAGGGACATGTACCGGGACCGGGATGACGTGAAGATCCCTCGGCCCTATTCCAAGTTGTCAAATGAAGATGTCATAGTCATGGACTATACACCCTCTAAGAGTATTAAGGCTCCCTTCAAGGCTGAAAGGCTCATCAATATGTTTCTGGAGCAGTTGCTTTATGAAGGGGTCATACACGGGGACCTTCACACGGGAAACCTAGGGCTCTCATCGAACTCTTTGGTCCTCTATGATTTCGGGAACATCATCAAGGTGACGGACACGTACAAGACGGCGATACGCGACTTTGTATATGGCGTCCAGACGAGCAACGTTGATGCGGTCATGGACAACATGGTGCGTATGGGTATGACCGTCCGTGATCGTGAGGTGACGAAGATTTTTGTTAAACAGTATTTCGATTACCTGAATACACTTGATTTGACGTCGTTTACGGTGAACTCCCCGGAGATTCGTGAAAAGGCGGCCAAGGTTCCTGTTGAGTTGGACCCTACGACCCTTGTAATTTTAAGAACATATTCGTTACTAGAAGGCCTGGCAAAGGAGCTGGATCCAAAGTTTTCGTACCAAAATATAATCACTAAAAACGTGGAGATGTTGTTTTTGGATCTCGAGTATATTTTGTACAGAATTCAAAAAGATTCTACGAGTTGAAGTGGTTATCATGGATCCACTGATCGACCGAGTTTACAAACAAACACGTCTCCCAAATAGAGCCGACCTGCGGACACCAGAGACGGTCCACCTTGACCCCTTGATTGAAATGGATAGGGTGCCAGTTTGGTAGGTGTCTCGCCGTGGTCAGGTTCTGCAACGAGTCGTCAACGAAAATATGAGTCAAGTGCTTCTGAAACTGGGTATACATGTCGGCCTCCGGCTTGAGAGGGCACTTAGTGGCATCAGAACCCGAGCACATGATATGGATATCATCACTAATCGCACGGGCCACGGGACCGGCCCATTCGATTGGTGAATTCGTGAAGAGCGTAACCTTCCAATCCTTCTTTGTCAGCTCGTGAATCTCCTTGGCTTCGAGCTGAAACTCCGTCCCGTAAATGACCTCGGCGAGGTGCTCCAAGAGGCGCTTGTCGTACACCTTTTCGTTGAAATCCCTTGCGTCAATCTGGAAAGCCTTTTGGAGTCCACGAGCCGTGTGGCCATGTGTCAGGTACAGGAGCTTGTTGACGTCCCGTGGGCTCTTCGCCTCGGGGAGTTTCGAGGCTACATATTTGACACAGTTGTCCTTGACGTGCTCGAGCAGGAGGCGGTCACGCACGAGGACGCCGTCGATGTCAAGCAGCAGGGACTTTACGGCCATTTCCAATTTAAATGTTCTATTACTTTAAATGTTCCGTGGTCTCCGCGCCCTTTTTACTCGCAAACCCAAGTCGGCGCCGCGTCGCAAGTCCCCGAGCCCAAAGCGGCGGACACCCACCCCCAAACGGAGTGTGCGTCGCACGTCACCAAGCGTGAAGCGGTCAGGTGCCCTTGGCGCCAACTGGTACGGCGGCCGCAGTTATATCGGCTCCATGGGTCCTCTGATGCGTGTGGTGACGGCGCGTCGTTAAGTCACATAAAGCCACCAACCTCATTAAAACTACAATGGCACTCAATGTCACTAAGCTGGTACCTCATGCAATTCTGCCTGCGCGTTCAACCCCAGGTGCCGTTGGCTATGACCTGTTCAGCACTGACAATTACGTCGTACTCCCTGGTCGCCGCGTGGTCGTCTCGACGGGAATCACGGTCAATCTCCCGTCAGGAACTTATGGACGCATTGCACCTCGCAGCGGACTGGCCGTGAAGCACGGTCTCGACACTCTTGCGGGTGTCATCGACCCCGACTACACAGGTGAGGTCAAGGTGGTTCTTCAGAATCTGGACGTCAACCAGCCATTCGTCATTCGTCCGGGGTACCGTATCGCTCAGCTGATTCTGGAGCAGTGCATCACACCTGAGGTCAAGGAGGTGCCATCGGAGAACACAGGGCTTGTGACTGAGCGCGGCGCGGCTGGTTTCGGATCCACTGGTATTTAATTCTGGACTAAAATTAGATGAACTTCGTGACCTATATCATTCTCGGGGTTTTGGGGGTTTTCCTAGCAGGTGCAACAATTCAAAAAATCATGCAAACTGACTTTTTCAGGTACAGAGGTTCAGATAAGTTGGTTCTTTTTCTAACACGGGATATATCTGATGAAGGGCGCCAATACGGGCCACGCGTTTTTACATTCTGGAACCTTTCGCACATTCTTTATTTTGCTCTGGGTTCATACCTTTTCCCTGAGCGGCGACTCTTACTTTGGACCATGGGACTCATATGGGAACTGCTTGAAGATGGCGTCGGGGTCATGAACCCGTTGGACATTTTATGGAACACAATAGGCATTTTAATTGGTGCCGCACTTAGAAACGTGCGGCCCTAAAAAGACAATGGTACAGTTCCAGGCTGTCGCATGGGACGGCCAGGATCAGGACGATCAATTTACGATCAGAATTTTTGGTCGTGCCGAGGATGGCAGGTCCGTCTCCCTCGGGACGAAGTTTAATCCGTACTGTTTCGTCAAGACGGAGAAGAATGTAAAGGATTTTATCAAGAGCACGTTTTGGCGTGGCCTCGTGTCCTGTGAGGTTCACAGAGGCAAGGACTTGTGGGGGTTCCAAAACGGTGAGCTTTCGCGCTTTTACCGGGTCGAGTTCAAGACGCACCGTGCTCTCAGAAGCTTCGCATACTGTGTGGAAAACAACAAACATCCTGAACTCACGGGGTGTCGGATGTACGAATCAAATATCGATCCCGTCCTGCGTTTCATGCACGTGTCTGGGTGTACTTCAACGGGATGGATCGACCCTGGACTCTGTGAACCCGACGCCGAGTCTACGTGTGAGGTGAACCTCTGGGCACCCAACTGGCGATTCGTGACCCCTCTTGACCGGGACGGTCTAGCACCTCTGAGAATCATGTCGTTCGACATTGAGTGTTACTCGAGTACGGGCGCTTTCCCGGATCCTAAAAACCCTCGTGACGTAGTGTTCCAGATTGGTATGACGACCAAAGCGTTTGGGCAAGACGGGTATCTGGACAGAAAGTGCTTGTGCCTCAAAGAAACGGCAGGACCTGATGTGGAGTGTTTCAATACCGAAAAGGAACTCTTGGAGGCGTTCGAAAAGTACCTCATCAAGACGGATCCTGACATCATCACGGGCTGGAACATCTTCGGATTCGACTTGGAGTTTCTCATCATACGAGCAACAATTCACTGCGGTCTAAGCCCCGTGTGGGGCCGGATCCGAGGTGACGTGGCGACCCTGGTCGAAAAGAACCTGAGTTCGAGTGCGCTCGGGAACAACGAGCTCAAGATGGTGCCTATGAAAGGCCGGTACGTCTTTGACTTGTTTCAGGACATCAAGCGCGAGCACAAGCTTGAGAGCTACTCACTGAACAACGTATCCAAGCACTTTCTGAAAGATCAGAAGAATGACATGCCGGTCAAAGAGATTTTCAGCCGGTTTGCCGAGGGTGATCCCATTCGACTCGGAGAAGTGGCCCAGTACTGTATCAAGGATACGGAACTGCCTCATGCAATCATGGCCAAGGTGTGCCAGATTCAAAACCTCGTGGAGATGGCCAAGGCGTGTTGGGTCCCTCTGGCTTTTTTGAGTGAACGTGGGCAACAAATCAAGGTGTTTTCACAAATGGCGAAGAAAGCTCGGGAACTGAACTTTGTGATTCCGACGTTCAAGAGGACAAACGGACCGGACGAAGGCAAGTACGAAGGCGCGACGGTTCTCGAGGCTCAGACGGGTGCTTATTACGGGCCAATCACAGCACTGGACTTTGCGTCCCTGTACCCGAGCATCATGTGTGCGCACAACTTGTGCTACTCGACGCTGGTGATGAATGACAAGTACGACAATTTACCGGGCGTGTCGTACGAAGAGTTTGGGCCTCACAGGTTTGCTCAGGGAGTGGTTTCCCTTCTCCCCACAATCCTCACGGACCTCAAGGCGTATCGTAAAAAGGCGAAGAAGCTCATGGCGGCCGCAGAAGGGACTCCCATGGAGGCAGTGTACAACGGTCAGCAACTGGCATACAAAATTAGCATGAATAGTATTTACGGGTTTACGGGCGCCTCAAAAGGCATGCTGCCATGTGTAGCCATCGCCAGTACAGTTACAATGCGTGGGCGTCAGATGATTGAAGAGACCAAGAATTACGTGGAACAAAACTTCCCGGGAGCAAAGGTGAGGTATGGGGATTCGGTGATGCCAGGCACAAAGGTTCGGGTAATGGATCGACTGGGACGTGATATCCGGGTTTGCATAGAAAACCTTGCCGTTGCATGGGAACCGTATCCAGGTTTTCTCAAGGATGGTACCAACAAGGAGAAGTCTGAGATTAGCGGATGGAAATCGTGGACACACAAAGGATGGATGCCTATTCGCCGCGTCATCAGACACAAGTGCCAAAAGAAGATTTACAGAGTCAAGTCGCCGTATGGAACCGTGGATGTGACTGCAGACCATTCATTGATGGACACAAACCTCAATCTGATTAAACCAAACGAGGTTGAGCCTTCAATAGAGCTGCTACACTGTGATGATGCAATCTTGTTGAATTCTGAACCAAATTCGGTTGAGTTGATTCATGACTCGTGGGATGGCTACGTCTATGACCTCGAGACCGATGCTGGAACTTTTCAGGCTGGCGAGGGGTTCTTGATTGTCAAAAACACCGACTCTGTAATGGTTGAGTTTGATGTCCAAGGACGCAAAGGTCAAGATGCGATAGATTACAGTTGGCAACTTGGTGAACAGGCTGCTGAACAGTGTACGAAACTCTTCAAGGCGCCTAATGATTTAGAGCTTGAGAAGGTCTATGCACCGTACGTACTTTACAGTAAAAAGCGGTATGCGGCCAAGATGTATGAAGGCGCGTCAAACAAGGATGGAACTCCGATCTTGAAAGAGGACGGAACACGACTTGTCAAGTTTAAGAAGATTGACGTCAAGGGTCTCCAAGTGGTCAGGCGTGATAGTTGCCCTTACGTTCGGGAGACGCTCAAGAAACTTCTCGAACTCATTCTCGAGTCGAGCGATCCAAGACCGGCAATTGAACTTGCCCGTGAAGCCGCCAGAGACCTCATGCAAGGCAAGGTGTCTATGGAAAAGCTTATGATGAGTAAGCAACTCGCGGCCGAGTACAAGGTCCCGACGCCTCACGTGACGGTCCGGGACAAGATCAGGGCTCGAGCACCGGGTTCCGAGCCTCAACAGGGAGACCGTGTGGCGTTTGTGATTGTCAAGGGTGACGGAAAAATGTACGAAAAGGCTGAAGACCCTGCATGGGTCAAGGAGAAGGGTACACCACTCGACTATCAGTACTATTTCACGAATCAGTTCAAAAAGCCGGTACAGGACCTACTTGAACCTCTCGTGAGTGTTGATCAAATTTTCGACAAAAAATTCATGGCCAAGACTGAGAGTACGTCGGAAGTGGCTGCGCGAAAGGCGTTCTTGGCCATGTTTTCAAAAAAGGCTACATAAACCCACCAAGCGCTGAAAACACAAGTACAAATGGAGCAACAGATTCTCCAACTCATAGAAGAGGAGGTTTCACGAAGAGTCGGCCTCCGAATATCTGTCGTTCTCGAGTTTATCGCCAAGACGTATCAGTTGCCCATTGAGCAACTCGTGAAAGATACGTCTGCAATCGAGTGTGTTTTTTGTAAAGGAATTTTGAAGAGCAAACGACGATGTCTGAAGCAGCCACTCGAAAACGGTTACTGTGGTTTTCATCAGTGTCAGGTTCCTAAACCAGTGCCTAAACTGGTCGAAAGGGTCAAGGCACCTTGGGAAGCCTAGTTAGAGGTTTGGAACCTCTAAAAAAGTAATGAGCAAGTCGGAGATTCTTCTGGCCAGTCTCTCCAAATTCTTTGATGTACCAGAGAATCGCGAAAAGCTTCACGATATTCTGGGACACCGCAAGGGTATTTCCCTTCGCAAACTCGAGTGGTTCGTGACCAACTATGCCAAGGCGAACCACGTGACGTACACGACACCCACTGGGAAGATGGTCACGGTTCACGTAGCCTACAAGTCGAGTCTGGACGGGTACAGCAAGAAGCTCTTTGACCCGTTTTGCCGGACGGAGCGTGTAGAATTCCAGGGATTTACGACGACGTGCGCCCAGCTCAACTTCCTGAAGTGGTGTATCCAGAACGGAATCATCGAGTATCTGGAAAAGGCTCCAGCTATTAAACATAAGGAAGACGAGCAAAGCCGCCCTGAAACTCCAGAAGCGTGTAGCCATAGTAAAACATATACAAATTGTATCCCTGTGTAATCTGAGACGCGTAGCTCGGGTTGAAAACCAGGGTCAAGGTTGTCGTCTGTGAATTCAATTTTGAAAAGTTTAGGTACCCACCCTGGTTATATTCCTTGGGCGTGAGACCGAACGAATAACTATAAATACTCTTTGAAGGTATGGAAAGTCCATGCTCCAAAGGCTGCTTGAACGTGTAGTACAGCGACCCTTGGAACGTGCTCAGAATGTCCACGTTGTTGAGCGTAATCTTGGCAGTGTCTATGACGTCTACGTAGTTGGACACGCCCGACGGGAAGTTGAGCTGGACGCCCGTCTGGATGTATTGGGTCGTGTACCCGTAGTTATATCGCGAGTCTGAATAAAGACCAGTCGTGACGTCTTCGTAATTTTTGTTCCTGAAAAACCACGCGAGGGTCTGGACAGGGAATGAGGCGGTGAGCTGGAGCTGTGGGTTTCCGGCCGAAAAGGTCAGGGTCGATTCTTTCTTGACGCGATTCACTATGTATTTGAGAGGCGTGTTGGTATAGTACAGCTTTTCTGCATTTTCAAGTAAAATTTCCTCCGTCACGAGCTTGGGCAGGACCAAGTCAGTCGCGTGGGGCGCGGCCACGTTACACCACCAGGTGTTTGGTTGAAAAGTGAACCGTACGTACAGGCGCTGGTTCCACATCGCGCACAGGGGAAAGTAGGGTCGGCGGAGACGCTCGTCATCCTGGTCGTTATGGGACTTGCGTCGACAAAAGAAAAACTCGAGGGGGATGATGTAGTCTGTCGCCACTTGAGAGTTGATGTTCGAACTACCGACAGCCTGAAACATACCCGTCTGTTCATCAGCATCCAAGAATATCTGATCACGGATAATGTACCAATCGTCGTAAAGAGTTTCGATGACTGTCTCGTTGACCAGCAAATCAACCTGCTTTATCAGCGCTCGGCCTAACTGTGCTGAGTATTGAGAACCAGCTGGAAGTGCAGGCATGGTCACCTTAAGGTACATGTTGGACAGGAGGTGGCCCAACTCGGTCGGTAGGAGCTCGAGCTGAATCACCTTACCTTGGTATGAAGGGTTGGGAGGAGGAAAAGGTATGACGCGCTGGTACATGACAGAGTTTGTGTACCGCTTAAATTCTGGGTTCCACTGAGACTTGGAAAAGTCTTGAAGAAGCAAGTGCTCCTCCTGTGGGCCTATGGCGTTGAGCGCCAAGACGGAACCCGAGCTGAATCCACGTCCTTTGATGTCCTCAAAGGGTCCTAATTCAGGGTCTTCACATTTGAATCCCGTGTTCAAGTCCCGGAGCTGAAACTTGGAGGCGCCACCCCGGATGCTCTCACTAATTTCGATGTTGAATTTCCGAGTCGGCGAAGTCTCAAAGTTTGTAAACTTGGCGGGAACGAATGTGCTCATGAAACCGGGCTCTTTGGCGAGACCGGTCGTGTTGACGGGCACCAAAGTGTTTTCAGGTATCACGGTGGGATCGAGGGGTGCTAAAATGCTAAATCGATTAACAAATTCATCCGTATACGACACGACCCTAAACTTAACCTTGTCGTAGCCCTTGAGGTTCTCAACGGTCCACCCGGGTGCAAATCCATCTGGAGCCGCTTCCGTAAAATTAAATTGTAGAACGTTCTGAGAGACGGCGTAATTTCCAGTAATCGTCGACTGACGTTTCATGGACGTGTATTCAATCTGGCCAGGTGGATAAAGAACGGCACCCGTAACAGCCTGGTAAGGGGCGACCGCCTGTTCGGTATCGGACTGGATCCGAAACGACCAGATATACGACTCGGAATTGTGATCCGAAATTGGAGCTGAACGCCCTCCGAGGTCAATGTTAAAATCGGCTCCTTCACTCAGAACCGCGAGTTGGCCACTGAGGCCAGTTACACCAGAAGCCGTCCAACCCTCCTTTATGTACTGTCTATTCTGGTTGAGTGTAGTAACATAGAACGTCACATAGTTATTTCCAGACAATACGTAAAAGCCGTTTATTTCAATTGGGTTCAGAACCGGTGTGTCCACGGGAGCTGGAGCCGGAGATGCGGCTGGGGGTGGTACTGGGATCTCGGAAACCTTTTGCTTAAAAATGTCCATTTGAATTCGACGTTCAAAGTCAAGCACCTTTTCAAAAGCTTTAGGTAATTTGTTTTTAAAAAAGTCTAGTACAGGTGCTTGAGCCTTGCGCTCGAGCTCAAGCACGTTATCAAAGGCCTGTTTGGCCATCTCTAGATTTCACGGAGGTTATTTTTCCACATCTGTACCACACTCGTCGCCTTCAGGTTGTCGCGCTCTTGACGCTTGGCGGCGCAGAGAGCCTCGAGCTTGGTCACCTCCTCCTTCGTGTACTGATACGTCTTGATGTCCAGGAGCTTCGGCCACAGCGTCTCGGAGTACTTTTCACGTTCGAGCTGGTGGTGGATCTGAGCCAAGGGCACGTTGAACACGTGGATCCGCGGAGTCACAGCCACGTCTCGGATGAAACGGGCCTTCTCTGAGAGCCACTCAATTTCAGAATCCAATTGCTTGAGCTGCCAGGCCTTGCGTTTCTTGTAGATGGCGATGCGGACCTCTAGGTAATCCACGAGAATCTCTTCGGGGCTACTGTACTTTTTTACGGCTCCATTGGGTCCAATCAGGTACATGTTGCTCGTGTGAATCGTCTTGGTGAGGCCGAGGTCGCTGATGGACCCTCCCCAGATGCGAAAGTCGGGTGTCGTCTCCGTGGAGTGATTCTCGAACTTCTGGATAGTGCCCTTCTCGAGCATGTCATCCAAGTGCTCCTTGAAGTCCTGGATCCACTTCCCCGGTGGTAGTTCCGTCACGTGAATCTGGCTTCCCTCCTGCGTCGCGATGCCCTCGAGTACCCACGTGTGATCCTTGGTCTTGGTCACCTTGCCCTTGAAGCCCTTGAAGTGCGGCACCATCGGAGCCCAGGAGGAGCTCCGCTCCGACTCGGAATCTGCGATTCCTCGCGCCACCTGGTCAAGAGCGCACTGGATGTTGTGCTTGATCACCTCCAGATCGTACGGAGGCACATAGCAACTGAACCCGGTACCGATACCCTCGGCGCCGTTCACCAGGATCATGGGCACGACGGGCGCGTAAAACTCGGGCTCGACCTGCTGACCATCATCCGTCAGGTACTTGAGGACTGGTCCGTCAGTCGGGTCGAAGATCTTGCGTGTCAGAGGACTCAGACGCGTGAAGATGTAACGGGAGCTAGCCGCATCCTTGCCACCCGCCAGACGCGTTCCAAACTGTCCAGAGGGCTCGAGGAGGTTCAGGTTGTTGGCGCCCACGAAATTTTGGGCCAAATTTACGATGGTACCCTGAAGGCTCGCCTCACCGTGGTGGTAGGCTGTCTGCTCCGCAATATACCCGGCCAGTTGAGCCACCTTCATGTCTGACGTGAGGTTCTTCTTGAGACAAGCGTAAATCACTTTGCGCTGGGATGGTTTCAAACCGTCCACAACGTGCGGAATCGAACGCTTGATATCCTCGGCGCTAAAATTGGCGAGGTCACGGTGGACAAATTCAGTGATGGGCAGAGCCTTGACGTGGCCGTAAGGGATACCCGGTGGTGGGCTAGCCATGTGCCGCGTGAGCCAGTTCTTGCGGTCGTCAGCTTGGGCTTTGGAAAACGCAAGGCACATGGACTCGTTCATGTTTGGGTCAGAATTGAAGGCGACCGTGAGCTTCTCAATCTTCTGGAAGTACTCTTTGGCCTCGGCGCTCGTAGAGGTGCCCAGCCCCTTGTAGTACTTCACCGGACCGCTTGCGGTCCGTGGGCCGGAGGCCCCTCCAGAGACGGCTTCGCCGACGCCAGTCGCAAGCGACTGCCGGTACTCCTCCTCTGTGAAGTACCACACCTTGGCCGCCTTGATGACGGGCGTGACCATGCTGACCACGAAGCCGAGTTCGATGAGTTTGGGCCAGTACACGTGGAACATGTTGAGCACAAGGCCCTTGATGTGAGAACCGTCGAGGTCTGCGTCCGTCATGATCATCAAACGGCCGTACCGCAATTCTCTCACAGAATTATAGACCTTGCCATGCTGGAGCCCGAGGATCTTCTTCAGGTTACTGAATTCCTCGTTTTCAGTTACCTGCTTTACCGTAGCATCCCGAACATTGCGCGGCTTACCCCTGAGTGGAAACACGCCGTAAGCGTTTCGGCCTACAACGCTCAGCCCGGCAATGGCAAGAGCCTTCGCAGAGTCTCCCTCGGTCACGATAAGCGTACACTCATGCGACCGGTGAGTGCCAGCCCAGTTGGCATCATCGAGCTTGGGAATGCCCGTAATGCGCGACTTTTTGGACCCATCTGTCTTCTTGAGCTCTTTGTCAACCTTTGCGAGGCCGAGAGCGAGAAGGTCATCCATGACGCCCGAAGCCAGGACATCCTTGACGAATTTTGGTTTCAAATCAATGGCATCTGTAATTTTTGAAGTGCACTCAGCCTTGGTTTGGCTGCTGAAGGTCGGGTTCACCACCACGGCTCGCACAAACACAAAGAGCGCCGCCTTGATCTGAGCCGGCTTGACCGTCACGCGCTTGTCGGTCGCGATGGCGTCGCACAGAGCCTTGGTCACCTTGTCGACGTGGCTGCCGCCCTTGGTTGTGGCGATGCCGTTGACCCACGAGCACTGCTGGAACGCTCCAGAGGTGGAATGAGCCACGATGATGTCGAAGGAGTCCGTATGCATCCGGGCCAAGGGCACATCACCCACATGCATCTGAGCGTACTCTTCGAGTGATTTTACGTCCAAAAACTGACTGTTGAAGCTCACTTGACACTTGGCGCACCACATGGCTGCGTCCCATGTACGCTTTTCAGCCACCGCGCGGAAGTTTCCAGGACCACCGAATCGCGGCCAGTCTGGAACAAAGCCAACAAGAACACCGACGGGTGCGACCTTGGTTTCGATAATGGGTGGATCGTGCCGACTCATGTTGTCGTACCACATCTGGCGGAAGACTTTCTTCCCGTCGCTGATTACGATCCAAAATTTAGAACTGAAAACGTTGGCCAACTTGGCGCCGTAGCCGTTGCGACCACCGGTCACCCGTTGCTCGTCGTCATTGTAGTTGGAACTGGTCAAAAGGTGTCCGAAGATAAGCTCGGGAATCCAGAGAGGCTTTCCGTCTGTTCCCTTTTCCGTCTCGTGTTTCTTGATGGGGACGCACACTCCAAAATTCTCAACTGAAATTGTGCCGTCAGCCGCCACGCTCACCTTAATGCTCTTCACCTTCCTGGGGTGAAGGGACCACTGGTCTATGGCGTTGACCAAGACCTCATCGAATATTTTCACCAAGCCAGGTGAAACAGAAAGTTCAGAAAGTTTGAAACGCTCCCCGTCTCGAATCCAGTACTGCCCGGATTCGGGAGGGAGGGACCCGACGTACGTATCGGGTCGTTTGAGGATATGCTCAACGTGTGTGAGCCGTTCATAGCTCATAATTTGCTAACTTAATAGTGTCTGTTGCCTTTAGGTCACTTGCGCATCTTGAAGAGGTACCACGCCACAGCACCAGCCACAATAGTCCACCCAACTAGGTGGTCGACGCTATTCATGAGTTGAATTTGTTCATCAGCCATCTTGTGGAACTCATCTTTGTAGCCCTGGGGCTTGAATGGGAGCCAAAACATGCGTCCAAAGGGCACGATTGTCGGATCGAGCTTGTCGCGGCATGCATAAGCATAGTCGTACCACGCCAGAGCGATATAAGGGAACCAAAGAAGGAACGCAAGGACCCAGAGATTCTTGTGTGGGGCGAACCAATAACCCGCTGCAAGAAGCAATGTAAAAACGACGCACTTTAAATTGAATGAGAATGGACGTCCTGGAAATATACCACCGGCCATGACGTCCTAAGTTTATTTACGATTAAAAATGAGAACAAGAATGATAATCAAGAGTACAAAGATGAGAACAATTTTGGGGTCAAATTGAGGGCGAGGACTGGAAGCCGACCCACCGACAATGTTGGCCAACGCATCCTCGTACGAAACCTCTGGCTTACCGAGACGCTTGTTCACTATGTTGTGAACGTCCACGGACCATTTGAAAAAGTCACCCGCCTCTGGAATTGGATTCTCAACCAGAACCTGTTCAAAGTGCTGTCGGCACGAAAGACACGGGATGATGTACATGTAGCCCTCCACAAACTCGGTGAGAGCCTTGTAGTCCTGGCACCCTAGACACGCTACGTGGAGCGTCATCCAAAAGTGAGGGCCCCACTTGGAGGGTGGAACGTGCATCCTTTCTATTTTTTACTGAGAATTAAACCTCAGCCTCTGGCTCTGGCTCAGGCTCAGGCTCGGAAACCTCTGGGGCGACCTCTGGCTCAGGCTCTGGAACTTCTGGAGCTGGCTCTGGCTCTGGAACCTCCTCAGCCTCTGGAGTGGGCTCTGGAACCTGGGGAACGTCACCAACCTTCACCCACGCAGAAGGTGTCGTGGAAAGTACTGGGCACTTCTGCTCGGCATTGGCGCTGATAAAGTGGCACCCGTCAAAGGTCAGAAAACCTTCGGTGGTGAATTTCCACTCAGATGGTCTCGGTAGAGAATACACGTAGTTGCCTGCTGTGAACACGTTGACGAGACCGTCTGGGCCCTCGGTGAACTCGTCGGCCGTCTCTGCGAGGACGATGCGCTCGTCGGAAACTTTCCAAAACAGACCGGAAGTTGGGTCCTGGATACGGAAAGCCATTTAGTACTATAGTAGGATATTAATTTTCTTGGGGAATTGGCGTGGCGTATTTCCATATGAATCCAGCGGAAGTTTTTAGTCTACCTTTCAGACAAAAACATATCCCGGAATGTTGACCCCCGATTTCATTAGCAGCGTCCGATATAGATCCAAACCTTTTTATAAAATTACCTTCTTTGTCATATTGATTTATAGGTACGGCCTTTTTAGAATCTTTTCCTTTAGGCATCGACCATCCTTTTCTCGCGTCCGACATTCTTTTACGCGTCTCTTCACTTTTAGAAACACCTTTCATAGTTTCGCTTGTTTTCTTTCGTGTTTCTTCTGATATTACACGACCTTTTAGAGACGCACTTAATTTTGCTTTAGTTTCATCGGATAAGGGTTTACCATAGTTTGGGTTGTTTTCACCGCTCATTAATTTTTTAAAGTTTTCCCGTCTTTCATCGGTCCATTTAACCCCCGTGTGTCCTAGTCCGCCCGGTGCTTCATTATAAGGTGGGTTTAATGTAGAAATATAATGTATTTCTCTTTCGTTGAGAAGTTGCGATAATTCTTCTCTTGTTTGCGAGTGAATAACCTCCACGTCTTCTATAGTAAACATATCAACACCGTATTTACGCATGGCGTTATATAAAGTGACCTGGACCTCACCTCGCCTGGCTTCTGACTTGTGGTCTGTGAACCTTTTGGATAACGTCATACGCGTCTGACCTATATAAAAATTGGAGTTTTCGAGGTTATCTATCCTGTAGATCCTCCCCTCGTACACCATTTAATAAGACACAACATTATTTTTTTAAGCCCCGGGAATTTTAAACACCTCCACGCAATCTCAAAACAAGATGGAGGGTCGACTCCTTGGATACATTGTAGTCCGCTAAAGTCCTATCATCCTCCAGCTGCTTTCCCGCGAAAATGAGGCGCTGTTGGTCCGGTGGGATGCCTTCTTTGTCTTGGATTTTAGCCTTCACATTTGCAATAGAGTCATTCGCTTCAACCTCAAGGGTGATAGTCTTACCGGTAAGGGTTTTTACGAAGATTTGCATTTACTAATTTAAGACTAAAATTTTTAAGTGCGTCTGGCAAGTGAAAGCGAACCATTGGGTTGGCGGACGAGCTTGTGTCTGTGACGGGCCTCGTAGTTGGCAATCTCTCTGAGCATTTTCTTGACGCGCGCCGTGTTTCGCAACAAAATAGCCGCGTTGTAATTTTGAAGAGCCGTTACTACCCGAGTAGCACGGTTGCGGAGGCGAGCAAGAGACGCGGCCGTCTTTGGTGACGTGTGAGACCCGGATGATGGACTCGTGCGCTTTTTGTAGTGACGGACGGTTCGAGTCGCCTCGGCCCTCATCCATGTTCTGAAATTCAACCCTGAAGAAGATCTTCTAGGAGGCGACATCCTACTTGTACCGGTGCAAAAAAACGTGTCCTGACCAGGTCAGAAGCCGGGGGTCTAGTGCCTTGACACCAAACAAAGCCAAACCTATGGACTTACAGAAGCTCCGCCCGACAAAGAGCCAATGGCGCGTTCCGCTAGGTGCACCTGCGGAAGGTCGTCTCCGTACGCCAGTTTGTAGTGCAGCAAAGCAACTCGCACAACCCCCCAAGGGTAAGGGAGGCCCTCTCTGGCAACAGTTTTACAACGACGCGGTTGCGAGGGGTCACCCTATGCCTGAGAAACTGGCCGACACGCTCCTGCGGTCGCGGGAACACGCCCTCGAGCTCGAGGCCAAGCGGCACAAGGTTCAGGTGACAACCGAGACCCCCAAGCCAAGTGAGACGGTCACAGTAAACAAGGGAAAGACCAAGGGGCCCAAACCGGTTCTACACGACGCGCTCCGCTGCAAGGCGCTGACGCTGGAGGGACGGCGGTGCGGGTTCAAGTCCACCTGCGGGGAGTTCTGCAAGAAGCACAGCGTCGCAGAAAAAATGTGAGCCAAGTGTAATATGGAGGAGTTCAACTGGAACTACATCTGGGCCGCGCTAGTCATCAACTTTCTGCTCGTCTATATCGTCCCCCGCCTGATAAAGAAGCCAACAGGTATCAAGGTTCTGGACGACACGGTCCTTTACCTCAACTCCACCAAGAGTTTTCTGCTCTCTAGTTCCATCGTGGTTGCTCTCGTAGTGTACGGGTCCCATTACTGGGTTGCTTCAGCGGCGGAAGGTACATCCACGGGTCCGTCAAGTCCTAAATTTTAATATTTGGATTTTATAAATGAATCGCAACGTCACTGCGGCTGTGAATAACACGGTCAAGGCCAACAACCAGATGGTGGCAGCCGCCAATCAGGCGGCCATGGGTAACGCGGGGAACGCCACCCGGATGGCCACCGCCGCGGCCAACAGCGCCCAGACCGCCAACAACCAGTTTCGCGCGGCAGCCAACCAGGCCAAGACCCTCGGTCTGAACAACGCGTCCAAGAACCTGAACGCGGCGGCGAACGCCGTCAAGAAGGCGCAGATCATCAAGGCGCTGAAGAACGCCGCCAACGCCATCAAGGCGATGGCGCCCAAGGGCATGATCGTCACTGCTGGAACTCCGGGCAATCTCGCAGCGTCTGCATAAGTTCTCGCGTGTGTGAATGGTCCCACGTGGTCACCTTCTTCTCGACGCAGTCCCACATGCACTTTTGAAGCTTTGCGCCCGACGGAAATCCCCAGTTCTGGTCGGCCGTAAACAGAAAATCATTAAATCCAATAGGGCCCTTTGTACAGGGCACGACCCAGGGAGTCTTGACATACTCCTTCAGGCCTCCAAAGTCCGTGATGATCACGGGCTTATCACGGAGAGCCGCCTCAACCGCCCCCATTCCGACCCCCTCGGAGTGTGAGCAATTGATATAACAGTGACCCTGGTCATGAACCTTCTCGAGATCCGCATCACTCAAGAGGCCGTTTATGACGGTCACGCCAGGAACCCGCCACGTCACATCCTGAAGACACGTCGCCTTGAGAACCAGGTGGGCCAAGCTGCCGAATTGACAACGCAAATAGGCATCAAGGAGGCCGCGGATATTCTTGCGTGGGTCCATGATATTACCGATCGTGTAGAAGATGTACGGACCGGACAGCGACCTGTAAATCTTGGGCGTCCCTTCCGCGTAGAGGCGGAGGACCTTCCAATTTACATCCGGAAATTGCTTCTCAAAAACCTCCTTGCAAAAATCAGAAGCGACGTACAATGTGCCGTACTTGGTCAACTTCCCATAGGCGGGATTGACCGGCTCGGTTTCGCAAATAGTCATATACATTACCGAGTCGCATAGGGCCGCGTACTGATCAACCATGGTGATGTGCTCATCGGTCGGAAGGACGAACGCAAAACCTTTGTCGTACCGGATCTTTTTGGGAGTCTGACCAAACTCCACGTACTCGGCGTCGTGGCCTTGGGCGCAAAGGAGCTCCGCGTAACGGTTCGTTACTTGGCCGATTCCGGCCAGGAGGCGGGGGCCAATAAAAAGCCAATTCTTAGCCATTGTTATTACGGCGGCCCGTCTGTTTAAATAAGTTCCCGACGTTTAGATTTATGTTCCGAGCTACAGGAAGTGGGAGTAAGGAATAGT